CTGCTGGTGTACGACACCGAGCGGGGCCTGTGGCAGGAGGAGAGCGCGGCGGGCACCGGGATGGTGAGCACCGGCCAGCAGCTGTACCTGTGGGACGGCAATGCCCTGTGGGCGGCCGACCCGGAGCGGGAAGTGAGCGGCGAGGACGAGACGGGGCTGAAATTTGAGGCCGTGACCGGAGACATCGGCCTTGCCGTGCCGGACGACAAGTACATCAGCCGGGTCACGCTGCGCATGGATGCCCTGGCCCACACGGTGCTGACCGTGGCGGTGAGCTACGACGGCGGGGACTGGGAGACGGTGAGCAGCTGTGCGGTGACGAGGGACCACCAGCGGGTGAACCTGCCCTTTGTGCCCCGGCGGCACGACACCATGCGGCTGAGATTTGCAGGCACCGGACAGATGGTGCTGCGGAGCATGGCCTTTACGTTTGCGGATGCAGCAGGGGCAAGGGTGAGCGGCGCGGTGCCGAGACGATGAAAGGAGAAGACAATGGCAAGCATTGCGGGACTGGCGGGCATCGGCCTGCCGAGCTTCAGCGACCAGATGCCGGAGGCGGACGCGCGGGCGCTGAAGAACTACCTGTACCAGCTGAACGAGCAGCTGACCTATGTGCTGACCAACCTTAGCAGCGAGAACATGAGCGAGGAGTATCTGAGCGGAAAGGAGAGCTGAAGATGAGCAGACTGAGCAACGCGCGGAGCGAGCTGGAGCGCTTTGAACAGACGAAACCGGCCGACTACCAGAGCAAGTACAAGGGCCAGATCGACAACGTGATGGGCAAGCTGGATGATCTGGGCGGCTACGACTATGACCCGGCGGCCGATACGGCATACCAGCAGTACAAGAGCGAGTACACCCAGAAGGCGAAGCTGGCGAACCAGAACGCGCAGGCCAGTGCCAGCGCACTGACCGGCGGGTACGGCTCCAGCTACGGAACCCAGGCGGGCCAGAAGGCCTATGCGGCGACCATGAGCGACCTGGACACGATGCTGGACAGCCTGACGAGCCAGAGCCGCAGCGAGTACAACACGAAAAAGAGCGGGCTGCAGCAGGAGCTGAACGGCCTGCAGGAGGCCGAGCAGAATGACTACAACAAGTACCAGAAAGACCTGTCGAACTGGTACAACGACCTGAGCTACAGGCAGAACGAGTACAACAACGCCTATGCACAGCGGCAGCAGAACGTGAGCAGCACCCTGAACGGGCTGTTCAGCGTGCTGGGCATTGCGGCGCAGATCCTGCCG